GATACTGCCGCTGTTGCTGAACACAAATACTGGGAAAAGATGATTGACTTTGATGATTCCAAAGTTGACATGGGTGGCAATGACCAAAACACAAAAGGTTTTGACCTACCAGCTGACTACACAATCTCATCTAGTACAGATGAACTTGTATTGAGATATGATAGTGCTGATAATAAACTAAAACTTCTCAGGAATTATTCTGATTACGAACTTCTTATTACGCAAGCAAGTGCTGCGGAAGATGGTCAGCCCATTATCATTAGTGCTGGTGCTAATGCAAGTGCTATACTACCAAACTTCACACACGAACTTGCAACAACAACTGGATATAGAATTGATAGTGCGGAAACGCCACTAGTCACAAATAAAGATAGTTGGTTCAAGTATCACGGAGTAGCAGGCACAGTTGATAGTAGGCCTGGTTCTATTGTTTCTGGTTCTGGTGCTAATGCTGACAACCCATACTACTATGGCAGACAACTGAAAAAAGGTGAGCAACTTGAGTTCACAATGAACCCAGGTGGTAACGAAGTCTGGATGGGTATTTGGGGAGAAGGTAGTAGTGCTTACACACCATCAGATGGTGGTAATAGTTCTCTATGGAGTAAGGCAATTGTTTTAGCAGACGCAACAGATGGTGATGGTTGTTGTATAAAACATGGTACAGGTAGTTATGTTACTCATGGGTTTGACCTTGCTAGAGATTATGATCTAAGTCAGACTAACTCAACAGTCGCCATTCGTTATGATCCTAACGATAGTAAACTAAAGGTCTATAATACTACAGGTGATTATGAAGAACTTATCTGTACGGCAAACACAGCAGAAGATGGTAACCCAGTCAATATTGCTTCTGCCGTAGCTAGTGGCGGTTCATTACAAACAATATCTCATCAGGATTCAGAATTTAATGTTATTGCTGAAAAGACTGCTGGCAAACAAGGGCCATGGAGAACTGATGGTACTCTCATAGACACGGTTCTAAAACATAATCGTGGACTACGACCTGGATTCAAGTATAAAACTACAACCCCCACAACATGGTTAGCACAATATTTTTCATTAGACTATACAGGTAACGCAGTAGGACAAGACAATGTAGAGAATGAAAGTGCATCTGCCATACAAGTTACCTCAGCAGAAAAACTACAAATAGCTTCTGGGTGGACTTTCAATACTCATGCTGATAGAGTAAGTAGTTCAACAACGACAAGTGCAATGGGTGATGCAACAATATCTATTCGTTATCATTTAGATAATAGTATAGATTTATTTGATGAGGATAAAGAAGAAATACTATGCACTAAAAATACTGATGGTGATGGCAATCCAGTATTTCTACATATACTCAATTCAACAACTGTAGGTCTTGCTTATCTCTTTGATGGTTGGACAATTGAACCGTTTGCCGAAGATTGGTTTGCACCCGCAACAAACTACAACGGATTGAGTCCAGAGGCCTCTCTTTCTACTGCCGGTAAAACTGCTTGGTACAATGAGCAGAGAGGAAGAGACCAGGGTGGTGGTGCAACAACTATCAATAACCTAACAAGAGTAAAGTGGGCAGAACCATTCTACCCAGGACAAGAGTTTGTATGGACAGCAGACGATACTAATAATATGTTTATGGGTGATCGTACAGCAGATGATACTGCATGGAATCGTGCTTTCGCAATTACATATGCTAGTAGTACCGCAACAGTTTCTCATACGGATGTAACAAACTTTGATGTTGCTACATATCATGGTAGTGGATACACCGCTACAGGCAAAACAATGTCTCTACGATATGACTATGGTGATAAGAAACTAAAACTATATGACATCACTACATCTGGTGCTGAGACATTAGTTGGTCAATCAACGACTGCTGTTACTGGTGGTCTGCCTATTCATCTTACATTGGCTGGGTCATCTGCAAAACTTCTCACGGCCACACATCGTTACTATGGTTGGGAGTATGTACATACAACTAACGGTGCATTGGGTAGAAGTTTGATGCACAATAACTGGCGTGCTAATAGACCATCAGCTCACACTGGAATATACAATGATGCTGCCTTGAGACATATTCGTGGACTCATACCTGGACAGAAGATGGTGTGGTCATCAGGTAACTCATTTCAAAATGCTAGATTTGGTGATTGGAAATCTTCAAACAATGCAAGTGGCATCAGCAATCCACATAGTAATGATATCTATTGGAACTGGTCATGGATGTCTAACAACGGAGAAAACTTTAGAAACCTACAGGGTTGGACATTCAATACATCTAACTCAAAGTATAGTTCAGGTACACCTGAATGGAATGCTGGAGCAGATAATAACTATTCTATATCTCTTAGATACAAGTCCGATAATAGTATGGACTTGTTTGATGAAAGTAACAATGAAGTGATTGCTACAAAGAATGCAAATCTTGATGGTAGTAAATTTCAACTTGTTTGGGCTACTGGTGCTACTATCACAAATATCACAGATAACTTCTTTGGTGGTGGAGATGTCACTATAACAACAGTCTAAATATTAGTATGAATAAAATTGATGATGCGATTAGTGATGCCCTTGGTGTCACTAAAGAAATAAAACAAGAGATACTTGACCCTAAACCCGTCGCCAGACGCACTGAGATCGTGCCTAACGAAGGCACTGAACATATCGACATAGACTACAAGTACAGTAGGGAAAACTTCTACAGTCTCATTGAGCGTGGTCAGGATGCGATTGAAGGTATACTTGATCTTGCAAGAGAACAAGAACATCCTCGTACCTATGAAGTCGCTGGTCAACTTATCAAAACAGTATCAGAAGTCACAGAACGATTAGCCGACTTACAAGAAAAAATGCAGAAACTAAAAGAGGTTCCTGATAAAGGTCCCACTAATGTTACTAACGCATTGTTCGTTGGCTCTACAAAAGAACTACAGAATTTATTGAAGAACAAAGATGGTTGAAACTTATAAAGGCAACCCCAATCTAAAGTCGGCTCTAGTTCGTCAAGAGTTTACACAAGATCAAGTTAAAGATTTTATTAAGTGTTCTCAAGACCCCATTTACTTTATTCAAAAGTATGTTAATATCGTAAGTATTGATGAGGGTCTTGTACCGTTTAATATGTATCCTTTTCAACAGGATATTATTAGAACATTCCACGACAATCGTTTTACAATTTGTAAACTACCACGACAGTCTGGTAAGTCTACAGTTGTTCTATCTTATCTAATACATTACATTCTATTCAACGATCAGGTCAATGTAGCCATTCTTGCAAACAAGGCATCTACGGCTAGAGACTTATTGTCTAGACTACAGTTGGCATACGAACATCTGCCTGCTTGGTTACAACAGGGTGTGATGAACTGGAACAAGGGGTCGTTAGAACTGGAGAATGGTTCTAAGATACTTGCTGCATCTACATCAGCATCTGCCATTCGTGGTGGTTCTTACAACATTATTTTCCTTGACGAGTTTGCGTTTATTCCGTCAAACATCGCAGAGGCATTCTTTAGTTCTGTGTATCCTACAATCTCATCTGGTCAGAAATCAAAGGTGATGATTATCTCTACACCACACGGTATGAATATGTTTTACAAGATGTGGACGGAGGCAGAGAACGGTACGAATGATTTTAAACCTATTGAAGTTCACTGGTCAGAAGTGCCTGGTAGAGATGAGGCGTGGAAAGAACAAACGATTAAGAACACAAGCGAACAACAGTTTCTACAAGAGTTTGAATGTTCCTTCTTAGGTAGTGTTGATACTCTGATATCACCTACAAAGATACAAACGATACCGCATCAAGACCCAATGGAAAGAAGTGCTGGGTTTGATGTTTGGGAAAGACCTAATAAAGAACATCAGTATTGTATCACTGTTGATGTGGCCCGTGGTACTTCAGGAGACTATTCAGCATTTATTGTGATGGACATTACAACATTACCCTATAGAGTAGTAGCGAAGTATCGTAGTAATGAAATCAAACCTCTTATCTTTCCCGATATCATCTATCGTGCGGCAAAGACATATAACGATGCTCAAATACTTGTAGAGATCAACGACATTGGTGGACAGGTGGCAGACGCACTACATCACGATATGGCATATGAGAACATCATACAGTCACAAGTCAAAGGTCGTTTAGGTCAGATAGTCAGCAGTGGATTCGGTGATGGTGAAAGTGATTTAGGTATTCGTACAACCAAGTCTTTAAAACGAATAGGATGCTCTACATTGAAACAACTCGTTGAAGGTGATAAGATACACATACCAGACTTCGATATCGTCGTAGAGATGAGTACATTCATTCAGAAGGGGCAATCCTTTGAGGCTGAAGATGGTGGTACAGATGATCTGATGATGTGTCTGGTATTCTTTGCGTGGTTGACTGACCAACAGTATTTCAAAGATTTAACCGAT